ACACAAATAGATGATGGTTTAATTTATCCACTTATAAGCGCCAAAGATAGATGGATTTATAATAGTGGGGATAATACAGCAAGTTCCACTAATATACATTATGGTAGTAATAGCAAAGGAATATTTTATGAGCATTTAAAACCAGCAATGCGATTGCATACGATAATTAAATCAATTGAATTAAAATACGATTTAAATTTTAGTACTGATTTTTTTAATGAAACAAATACAGCTTATTACAATTTATATTTATGGTTAAATAAACAAAAAGGACCACTAAAAAATAATGATGAAACAAGACCACCAACATTGACATATAGCCCTTGGTCTGGTATTACAGGTATAGATGATATTGCAAAAGGATTTTATGGTGGTGGAGTTACAACATATTTTGCAGAATATAGAAATCAAGGTAGCTATTCTGGTAATAGATTTTTAGTTGTTGATGTGACAGCGCCATCCGCTACAAATTTTACATTTAAAATAGAACATAAAAATGGAGATGGTATATTATTTGAAAAAGATTTAGTCGGTACAGGCAATAAAGAGGATATTTTTACATTAACTGATGGACAAATACTAAAAAAACCATATAATCCTTGGGATTTTAGTGGTAGTGTTTATCATTTTACCGTGAGTGGTGCTCAAGATGCCACAATTGATGTAAATGTTGGTATTTTTATAGCACAAAAATATCCATCTACAACGCCTTTAGATGAAATAAGGGCAACTGCAAGTTTTTCGGTATCAACCACAAGTAGTTATTTTACAAATGCTGTTACTGAAATGCCAAAAATAAAAATAATGGATTTTCTTACAGGATTATTTAAGATGTTCAATTTAACTGCCACCGTTATAGATGATGTAATTACTGTACAAACTTTGGATAATTTTTACGCATCAAGCACAACGACTTATGATGTTACAAAATATTTAGACAAAACAAATTCTACGGTTGCGTTATCGTTACCATATAAAAATATAAATTTTAATTATAAAGGTCGTGGTAGTTTTTTCTCTGCTTTTCACGAGCAAATAAACCAATTACCGTGGGGTGGACTAAATCACGAAACAAAATTAGATTCCACAAAAGAAGATTATAAAATAGATTTACCATTTGAACACCACAAATTTGAAAGATTAGTTGATACAAATACTACAAACGACACAAGCGTACAATGGGGATGGAGTGTAAATCAAGACCAACAGGAATATGTAGGATTACCATTATTATTTTATGCTCATAAAGTAACAGGTGGAGATGCAATCTCTGTAATGGAAACGGTTGGCGGTACTCACCATAGTGTTAGCAACTACTATATACCATCTAACAATATTAATCCAACTGACAGCACAACGCAAAGTATCCATTTTGGTGCAGAAAAAAATGAATATGCAGGAACAACTAATTTATTAAAATCATTATTTGCAACATATTATAAATCATATATAGAGGAAACTTTAAATGAAAATAGAAGATTGTTTACGTTTTATGCTTATTTGCCACAATCAGTAATTTTTAATATAAAATTAAATGACAAAATAATAATATTTAATTCACTATTTAAAATTAACAAATTAACAACTGATTTTGGTAGAAATTTGACAACATTAGAATTAATTAACGAATTAGAAGATTTCGATGTACCAGCAACAAATGTAATCCAAGATTTAGTACAAACTATTGATAGTGTAATAGCAAGGAGTGATAATAATAAAGTGACAGTTGATAAAAATTATCCAATATTTAACCAACCATAATATGATAAAAGGATTACTTGAATTGTTAGAGATAAATAAAAAAATTAAGACCAAAAGTCGTTATATAGGTATGGCTCTTGGAGATAACAAATATCCACAAACTTATAGAGAAGCAATAAAATTATTTAGAAGGCATTTATGGCGACAAGAAAAGAAATAGAATTAGAAATAAAATTAGAAAAGGCGCAAAAATCTCTTGATAGCATAAAAGAGGAATTGTTTGATATAAATGATAATCTCACAGATGTTGGTAAAAAAGGCTCAAAGGCATTTAAAAATGTAGAAAAACAAATTGAAAGCTCTACAAAAACCACAAGCGGTTTACTAAAAGGTCTTACATCAATTGGAAGTTTATTCAAAGCATCTGGAGTCTTTTTTGTTGCTCAAAAAATATTTGATGGTTTATCCGAAGCGTTTATGAATAACCAAGTATTTATAGATGGTTTCGCAGTTGCAGGAAAAATGGCAACAAAAGTTATTGGTGATTTTACAAATTTCATATTTAATAATTTTGGTAAAGTCTCTGATTTTTTCAAAAGTGTTTTTGAAGACCCAAAAGGTATGGTAGATAATTTGGT